TTGCTCTACTGATGATTAGCTGAGGAAACCAGCGCTCAAGGTATAGCCAGATTGATTTGATCATTTGGTGAAACCCTTAGCTAGTGACAAGCTTGCCATAGCTTTGGAGAATACAGGCTGTACTACTTGCCTTGTCTTTACTCCTATTGAGTAGACATCAACACAAGCTCTAGGGAATTCCACTTGATGGATCTCCCAGCGTCGCTTTAGTTCTCTTAGGACTGATTCAGCCTTGAACAGTTCTTGTTCTGCTTGTTCACGGTCCTTGAGTAGCTTGGAGCATTGTTGCCTTAGTAGCTCGTTCTCTGCTTGTTCAGCTAGTAGCTGCTTTGTTAGATCTGCCTTGGTAATCATTGGAAGGGATTTCAAAGGATAGGAGCATTGCTGCTCACTAACCACACTGCCAAGCATTGGATAGGTAGCTAGTAGCCAAGCCCTAAGACTTAACGAACAGTAACAATAGAGTTAGTTGTGGCCTTGGTCATGGATGAATAAAAAAATAAGTACAAATACTCACAACTCAAGCAGCCCTTAGAGAACTATCAAAAGCTTATTGAGAACGTGGCCTTTAATTATATATAAAGGGCCTTAGGCCACCCAGAGGGGGTTTTCCACAGCCTGAACGTTATTAAGTAGTGCTCAAAAATTAGCAGCAAAATCAATTCGGTACTCTTCTTCAACACCCCAATCATCCATAATCTGATTACAAGCCTTTGCAGATTTTTTAAAATACTCAACCTCTGACTCACCACTAAACTTAGACATCAAACGAACATTACATAACACTGGTCTATGGTCATAGACAGCGCATTTACCCTCTTCAGTCAGTTGAGTACAGCAACCATTTTCATCAACTTCATAGGGGAATTTACTAGCTATAAAACGTTGCATAGGTTCTAGGTTATCTTTATTTTCAAGTATCAAACCCATACTATGGCAGCAACAAAGGCAGCCAGTACACGGAAAGTCCATTACTTTTTAGATCTGTTATACCCCTTAGAACTTACTCGAAGATTACTACTACTGTTATTTTTAGGATTACCATCCTTATGATCTACGTCTTTACCCTTTAAGGAGTAACCGGCCTTAGAGAGCTTCCTACGGGCCTTATTTCTACTACTCCTATTAGCCCTTTGTTCAGGCTTACCCTGGTAGTTATCGTATTCTCTTCGGTAATTTCTAGCCATAAATGTATTCTAGCTCAATTATCAAGCCAGTTTGCAGTACCTGAGGAAGCGCTAGCAGCCTTTTGAAGGTCTTCAAGGGTTTTAGCGTAACCAAGTACTCCTACGTTAAGACCACCTTCACCTTGTATAAATTTTCTTTCTAGTTCCCACTGTTCCATCTCTCTACGTTTTATTGCATTTTTCTCTGTTAGAGCCATGTTTTCAGTAAAGTACTGAACAGCCATCGCAAGAGCGTCTAACCTATCGTCGTGCCTTATCGAGTTCTTCTCTTTGGAAATGCGGGTCATTTGCCAGAAGAGTTGGTACTGAGATCTGGTTTCGCTTGGGTACATCTCAGTGGAAGCAATATCCTTAGCGATTATGTCGGTATCTACCATGAGCCTGTGTTGGTTCATGACTGGCTCAAGAGTGTCAATAATTCTGGCTTCTTTTTGTTTTGTATGTCGGACCTCTTCGATACTGCATGGATAGATGGTTCCAAGGTAACGCTTAAGAAGCTCACTAAACATACCGAGGCCAAGGTTACTTTCTACAATTATTTCCTTGACCTTGTACTCCTTCGCAATGAGTGTGAGCTTTTTAAGGTTGGTCTCACTGTAACCACCTCTAAGGCCGCCGGAGGCGAGAAGGAAAAGGTTACCGTTAAGGTAAGCGACTACGGAATAGCCAAGCTCGTCACTGCCCTTCCCGCTAGGGTCTATCGCAAGGACAACCCCCGTGTACTCCATAAATTCAGACCCGATCTGTCCAGGTTTGTAAAAGAGATCACCGTGAAGACCCACTGAAGGTAGATCAAGGGCTTTATCACCATTAGCACTCCAAATAACCCTGTCAGGGCCTTGTTCCCTATGAAGTCTAAAGACACATAAATCTTGTAGTTTTAGAGGGAATCTTTCTTCGTCAGAGAGGCTAATATCAAGAAGGAACTGGAGGTTAAACGTGGACCTACCAATTGATTCCTTTCGGGCCTCTAGTTCCTCCCAATCGAACCTTCCAGGGTCTGTAGGGTGACCAGCTAAAGTTTTATCGTCATCAAGTTCAGATTGGATTTTAGGAGCTAAGCGTTCTCCGTAGTAATTCTTTCTTTTAACAGCAGTAGGATATAGAGCAGGCCAGATTCGAGGTGAGTAGCCAGCTAGTTCCAGCTTGGCGTAGATACTGTCCTGAGTGTGGGGAGTTCCTAGGAATACGATCTCTCCACCTGGTTTGATGACGGAATCAAACTCTTTAATACTTTCTCTAAGCTTGTCACGTATAAGTTGTGTCTCGCAGCTCTGAGGGGTCTCTACGTCATCAGCTACGATCAGATCTGCCCTAGACCCAGTGATCTGTCCGAAAATACCACTAGAGCGCACTGAAGGGCTTTGATCAGGTTTAGAGCCGAATACATCAAAAGCGACCTTAGAGAACCTCTGAGTGTCACTAGGGAAGAGATCCTTGACCATAAACCAGTTTCTAAGTAGATCGTGGCAGAACACGCTAAAAGCGTCTGCACGGTCTTGTGCGGCTGATATGACTAAAACCTTCGTATCGGGGTTTTTACGCAGTCTCCAGAGCACGTAGCCTGCTGTGAGGAAGCTCTTACCGCAACCTCGATATGCCATGATGATTCTCCTGTTAGGACCGTTCTGCAAATAGTCTGCAAGTTGGTACTGAACAGGAGTAGGACTTGGAAGCCTTAAGAAGTGCCAAAGATGGGTAGCAAAAACAGGGAAACTGTTTATAGCTTCCTTAATAGTCTGTTGCTGGTTAGTGCTAGGCACTTATGTAAGACTTAACTTTGGACATATCAATCTCAGGTAGAGCGTTGATCATCTCGCCAATAGCAGAGACATCACCGTTCTTATCGAGAGTAATACCTTGGTCTTTGAGGAATTTAATAGCGTTAGCTAGGTCAGAGGCTTTAACGTTTTCAGAGTTAAGCTGATCTACCAACTTAGTAGCTACCAACCGATGGAGAGCCTGTAGCTCATCCTCAGTTGCCATTCCTACGGATTTTCTTCTAGCCATGTTATTTCTTTGGGAATAAGTTCTTTTTAATCAACTCTACGGCAGCATCGTCTATAGTGTTATCAGTAGACTCGACGAGCTTTGCAAGCAGGTCTACAATCAACTGCTTAACTGAATCAGATTTTAAGAAGGCGAAGAGAATAGGTTTAACTAGAAGAACCATAGGAGTAAATTAATTCTTAGTAATACTAGTCCATCCAGTTATAATCTCGCTTTCTTTTCTCCTTCTTAACTTCTATAAGGCTTAAGAGCCTATCGGCATATTCAGGATCAGCAGTTCGACTTTGTTGAATTAGGAGTTCCGCAAATAGAAGATACACACGCTCAACATCCATCTCCTCACGAAGCTGAACTTCTGGCGATAGAAGCTGCCTTAGTCGCTCGTGCCAAGAGACGTGAGATGGAATTTCATTCTTTGGGCCACTCCGCCACATATCAGCGAAACGCTCCTCGATTGACTCAGGAATGTACATCTGAATCATGTCGAGGGCTTCCTTCTGATGTAGCTGACCAGAATAATAGGTAGCTACATCACGTAAGGAAAAACTTTTCCTCACGCTAAGCCTTCTTTTGGTAGTTTTTCACCACCTTTTCCTGGGTTTCCACCAGTACCCTTACCGCCACCACCACTAGTTTCTTTAGGTAATCTTGGACCACCATCGCCTTGTTGTCCTAAAGCCACTGTTGTAGTGTCCTTTATACGGGAGTCTCCTCCCTGTCTGTCAGCGCCTCTCATAATTACTTTGTTTTGTATCCCTTAATTGTACTCTTTTTTGGCTTAGAGTCTTTTTGAAACTTCTTCGCTACGCTAGGCTTATTAGCGTATAGGTATTTTTTCTGTTTATCGGATTTAAAAGGCATGGCTGAGGATAAGAAAAATCTTATAGAGAAGCTTAAAGATGGCGAGGAACAGATTCAAGTCCTTGGTACATTTGTACGCCTTGGAGTAGTGGTCTGGTCTGGATTTATCATAAGCCTTAATTATTTACCTCTGCCTGGTATGACTGAGGAGAAGAATAATGATATTACGTTTATAACTTTCGTTTTTACTTCAGCTTTAGCTACCTTTGGGATTGATACAGCCAAGAAGAAAGAACATAAAGACAAAACTAATGGGGCTACACAAACTATAATCATAGAAACTCCAATTAAGATTGAAGGAGTGGATAACAAAAAGGTAACTAAAGTATGAGAAAATGCTTAATACTTTTGCTCCTGCTGACCCCAATTGCTGCAAGGGCAAACCCAATTACGCCTCAGTTCACTCAAGGATCGATGCAATCGACTACAGTGACTCAGGTCGATATCGAGGAAACGATAGAGACAGAGGTATTTGGGGGCGTATATTCTAAATGGACTGGAGAAAATATAACTCATACCTCAGCAACATCTGGAGGCATAGTCGACACAGATTCAGT